ATTGGCAGAAGTACAGCATCTTCTGCTTTGCAGATAATATTTTTCCAAAGGAAGGATCCATCCTCCATCGCATATTCCAAATAGTTTCTCAGTACCATTGCATGCTTATACCAGCCAACGACCACTGGGTGCTTATCTCCTGTTCTGGTAGCGCAGAATACCACCAATACGTCGTTTACGTATGGTGCTTTCTTGTATCCGGAACAGTCATGAATCTTTTCTAAGCATAATTGACGTGATTTTCCATTAGTATGACCAGTCTCAACAAATCCCAGGCAGATATTTCCTTCGGGAACAATATTTTCTACCGTTCCGTCTCCCCATTCAATAGCGGTATTCGAATTAAGCAACGGCCAGAAATTATCATTTTCCTCGCCTTGCTCATTCTCTTGTACAAAAGATCCGCCATTGACTGGCATATCATTATTTCGATAGCCCTTATACCATTTCATCCAAGCGATATTGCAAAATAAGATTTTCATATTCCTTCGTCCTTTCAAGATCCCTGTGAACTGTTGTCCTTTCGATGACTTAAGTATAAGGTCTAAGTGACACGAAAAACAGGGATAACTATCCCCCCTGTTTTAATCAATACCCATCTGAAATTCTTACATCGGTATATTCCCGAACATCATCGAGAAAGTCATCGATTTTATCTCTATCCTCCAGTGCATGATAAATGATATAGTCAAAATCATTGCTAAGATTCAGGCAGCCACCTTGCATCCGAAACAACTCATCAGCATCCTCAACCGATAATTTCAGACCTACACAAAACTTAGCCAATTGAGGCCGTGTTACGCGAGTCTTTCCTGTAATCAGTCTCTTCACTGTATCCGTCGGAATTGAGCACGCTTCTTCGACCAATGCATATTGACTGCATCTGCCGGGATGCTTCTCTTGATACTGCGCTTTATATTCCTGAACAATATTGCCCATTCTAAAACTCAGCGCTTTCTGATCTTGATTCCCCTGAAATCCTTTGGGCACACGACATGCGGATTGCTTTTCTGCCTGTATAATTCCTTTCGATTCAAAAGTTTTTGCTAGAAACTGAGCTCTATCAATCATACGTAATCTCCTCAACATTATCCCATTCCACAATAAAATCATTCATGATGCTGGATAGGTCTCATCATCGATGCATCCATACTGTTGTTGCTCGCCGTTTTTGTCCTTGCCTTGCCCAAGACATTTGCCAAAAACTGCTCCCATGTTTTGCCGCATAACGGCTTAAAATTTGGCACCTCGCAAGATGCCAAGCTTTAAGCCGTTATGGAAGCTCGCTTTCAATAACCATATGAACCATGTGATCATCGATCAGCTTCTTGTTTCGCTGGGCCGCGCTCAATAAACTGTGTGTACAGACTTTGTTGATGGCTCTGGCGGAGCCGGCGGAATACTTGTAGATTTCATCCATTGCTTTATCGGTAAAGATTTCTTCGCTACCATCGGCATATGCCAGATGGGCATGCAGATAGGCCTCTGTCTGTGACCGATCAAATGCCGGCAGCTCACATTTCAGGTCGATGCGCTGGCGGACGGCGGCATAAGCCTGCAGGTTCAGCTTGTCCCAAAGTTCGTTCTGCCCTACAAGGATCAGCGCCATGGGATTCAGTGAATCCATCTGGTAGTTCAGCATGAACCGGATCTCTTCCAGTGTCTCGCGCTTTAACAAATGTGCTTCATCGACGATGGTGACGACTTTCTTATGCTTCGCCTGCCGGATATATTCGAGCTGTTGATGCAGGCTGAGCTTGGCATCGCCGCGATAGAATTTTGTTTCTGTACCAAGCTGTTGCAGCAATCCGTTGTAAAACCAGCGCGGTGTAAGCTGGGAATCTGAAAGGTACAGCACCAGATACCTCTCCGGATCCAGACTGCCGGTGAGCCTCCGGATGAGCGTCGTCTTGCCGCAGCCGACTTCCGCCGTTACCACGGCAAAGAGCTGCTGATCTGCCGCATAGCATAAGCGGCCAAGTCCTTCGCTCACGGCATCGGAAAGATACAAACAATCCGTAGGAATGCGATTGGTAAATGGCGTATGCTTCATCGAGAAGAATTCTTCATACATGCGCATTCAGCTCCTTTGCCATGTTGCGAAAGCTCGTGGCGACCGTTGCTGGTTTATGCGCCTTGCCGGACTGCCGGTCAAGACCAGTGAGCAGCCGTGAATGCTTTGCTTCGATGGGCTGCGTCGCTTCGGGAAAAAGCTGCGTCTGGCCGCAGTTTTCACCAATCCGCAGGCGCTTGGCCTTGAAGACCGGGAAATCCTTATGATGAATTTCCACCTCGTCTTTCCAGGTGGCATCGTAGCAGACATCGACTTTGCGGCCAACCAGTTTCAGCCCAACCTCGTATTTCTGTCCGTCAAAACTGATGCAGCCGGCCTTGTCCACTTCCCGGGTCTCCGTGTGCAGGAAAGCTTCCTGGCAAGCCGCAATATCTGGAAAACAGAGCGGGCGCTTATCCGTAAGGTAAGCCGTCTCCGGCGAAATGCCGGAGAGCCCGGCGTGCGGATCCTTATGATACTTCTCCTTGAGCCATACCGCCAGATAATGGTTCAATTCCTCCAGACTGCCCGGCTTTTGCAAAGCAATTTCTGCCAGAAAAGAATCCAGCCGGCGGTTGAAGGCTTCGATTTTGCCCTTGCCTTCCGGATGGTACGGCTTGGCATGCAACAGCTTGATACCAAGTTTGGCACAAGCTGTTTGCAGCCAATTGCTCCGATACTGCTTGCCGTTGTCCACGTAGATGGCCTCCGGCTTTCCGTAGGTGAGGATGGCTTCTCTGAGCGTATCTTCGATGATGTCGACCTTCTGGTTGGTGTAGAACCTGGCCCCGACTACAAAGCGCGTCGCATCGTCGATCCAGGCCGCCAAATACGTCTGCTTCTTCTGTCCGTCCTTGCCGACCGGCAGATACGGCCCGTACTTGATGTCTCCCTGATACAGCATGCAGCGGTGGGATTTGGCAAAGCGGCGTGAAGCCGCGTCGTGTTTGGCATACAACCGGATCTGGCGCAGGCCGAAGCCTTCTTTCTGCAGATGCCGCTGCAGCGTGCTGCGGCTCAATGTTCCCTTCGTCGCAATACCTTCAAGCTCAAGGATTTGGATGATGTCCCGCACACTGCGGGAAGGACATTCCCGGCGAAGCGTGATGGCCGCCTCTAAAATCTCGGCATAGTTTTCCGGCAAAGCTGATACCGTCTTCGGGCAGGTCTTGCTTGGCTTTAGCCCCGCAAAACCATTGGCTGCATAGGATTTGAGCCAGCGTCCGATGGTTCGGTAAGATTTTCCGCAGTGCCAGGATACCTCTTTCTGCTTTTCAATGCGCAAAACCGGGTCAAGTGAGGCATCGAGCAATGGGCTGATGATCTCAAACCTTGCCGCCGCCACATCTTCCATAGATTTTTCCATAACGTATATGCTCCCTTCAACTGTATAAGGCGAGCATACACCTTCAGCCAGGCGGCGTGAACGCAAAGCAGGTGGGTAAATCCACCCGAGCAGAAATGAGCAGATGGGTGACAAAGGTTAACCATCTGCGGCTGGATTTCCGTAGCTTTTCCAGTAAGGATTCGCCAAACAAGGGCCGCTTTGCCTGATTGGCGGCATAAAGCAGCATCTCAAGATACGGAGCAGCGTGCCGGAGCGCAGACTGCCATCTGCGAATGGTGGAATCCTCGGCCGGACAGGTCGAAAGAGTTTTGCCATCCATGACCTGCTGGATAACCATGGCTTCATAGTGCTTGTAAGGCTGAACAAAGCTCGGCAGCTGTGTATGCAGACGATGACAGCTGCGGCAAAACGCTCTTGGCACGAGCAGCCGAACCTTGATGCCGCAGCGAAGGCGAACTAGGCGAAGATGGTGGTCATAGCCGGAAAGCGGCTGACCGCAGCAAGGGCAGATAGAAATCTCTTTAGTTTTGACCCAGAATAAATCTTCTGAGGGCTTGAAATTTATCTCGTAACGTGATAATATGACCATGCTATTTATTGGCAGCCACGCTACGAGGACTTCTTCAGGGAACTCGCGGCGTGGCCTTTTTATTTCACCCCGGTACCAGTTGATGACTGGAATTATATACCCGGGCAAGAGACAATTCAAGAGAGCAATTCCAGCCTGCCAAGGACAAAAGCCGCGGGCAAGGCATGGTCAAAGGAAGTTAGCGGCTACAGGTCATCATCCATTGCAAAACCTTTTTTGATGTACTCCTTCAGAATATTTGTTGCCCAAATACGGAACTGCACACCACGCTGGGATTTTACTCGGTAGCCAACAGAAATAATAACATCCAAGTTGTAGTAATCCACTTGATATGTCTTTCCATCCGCAGCAGTTGTTGCAAAATTTGCAACAACTGAATTTCTAACCAATTCTCCATCTTCAAAGATATTTTTAATATGCTTTGATATGGTAGACTTATCTCTTTGGAATAAGTCAGCCATCTGCTCTAACGATAGCCACACCGTTTCATCCTGCATATTGACATCTATCTTCGTCAGACCATCTTCTGTCTGATAAATTATCATTTCGCCATGATTATCCAATATCTTATTCTCCCTTCAGTTTTCTGCTTAATTTTTCCAATATCTCTCAAGCACAATCTCCTTGAACTTTTCTCCGGCATAGATGTATTCTGTTTTACCATCTATCTTCATAGTAAACAGCCAATTAAAATTCACAGCGTGATTGATCTCCAGCGTATGCAAAATTCCATCTCGGATAAATTCATAAAATCGATAGCCATCATCGGCGAATCGGCTTTGTGTTGTATTCAGTGTAGCGATAACACTTTTGTCTGTGAGCTTTTCAAAACAGGTGATTGGGTTTGCTTCAAACATTTTCTTTAGGGCATTTGTCATTTGCTTATCAGTCTTATATAATTCCAGCAGATAATGTGCCATTATATCGCCAACATTTTCTAAGTCCGCTACCTTTACATCAACTAAAAATAGTGTTAGCTTACTGGCAAAATTCACTACCTGAATACATTTTCTTTTATCAAAATAGAACAGCTTTGCACCCCATTCAAGAATTTTATCTCCGCTTTCATTTTCAATCACAGTCTCCGCAATCTGATTGATTGGATGAGTTAACTCTTTTGGAAGTTTCAATTTGTATCTCTCAAAGGTCTGTTTTGTAGCATAAATTATCATAATGCATCACCCTAATCTTCTCGCTTCACATAAGTGAGTTCTATATCATACCCCAAAGCTTCCAGCATCTGCACAAAAGTTTTATTCACAACGCCATCTTTTTTCTTGATGATACGATTCACGTACTGTCCCGTTGTACCAACCTTTTCTGCAAGCTGCGTCTGTGTTAATTCGCTCTCTATACACTTGACCTTAACATCAACTTCTATATTATTTTTCAGCATATTAAATCTCCCGTTTGTTTATTGACTAATTTTAACACATTTCAGATAATTTATCATACCATATTTTATGAATATTTCAATGGTTTTGCAGAAAAAACAGGCACCCTGCCTTTTTACAGAGTGCCTGCCATTGTCTTGTGTTAAATTATCCTTTAATCTCAATTTGTATGCCAGACTTGAATAGGAAGTCCAAGTGATCGTCATATACCGTAATTTTCTCAATCAGCTTTCGCACCAGCTGTTCATCATAGGCTGTGACCCGTTTGGGCTGTGATTTTAGGTATGCAATCATTTCTTCGATTCGCTCTTTTCCGGCATTGTAGTTCACACTCTCTGCCATTGCCTGTTTCTGTTCCTTTTGTAGAGCATAAATCTTATCCACCACTTTGGAATAATCCTCAGATGCAGCAGTCATTTTCACAAGAAGTGTCTGCTGTTTTTCAATTTGCTTTTTAATACGCTCCAGTTCCTCATTATGGGCATTTCCTATCACATCAGAGATATTGATTTCCAAGACCTTAATTGCTCTCTGTTTTCCGCCCAGCACTTTGTTGATTGCCTCAAGCACCAAATTTTGCAGCTGTACTTCTGACAATGTTCTTGCAGGGCATTCCACCCCCGGAGCATTCAGTCTTGTAACGCACCTCCAGACAATCTGCTTTTTGCCATGGTTATTCCAATGTGTCCTGCGGTACATATCACTGCAATGCCCGCAAAACACGATGCTTGAAAGTGCATATTTACTGCTGTATACTCTTTTCTTTCCGTCCATACCCTCACGTATATTTGCTCTGCGTTTCATTTCCTCCTGCACTCTTGTAAAAAGTTCTCTTGGAATAATGGCATCATGGTCATTATTTACATAGTACTGTGGAACCGTTCCGTCATTGGCAACTCGCTTTTTGGTAAGACAGTCAACTGTATAGGTTTTCTGAAGAAGGGCATCTCCCATATATTTTTCGTTGGTTAGAATTTTCTTCAAAGTGCTTGAATGCCACCTTGGCTTGCCTGCGGCTGTCCGAATCCCATCTGCTTCAAGGCCTGCTGATATTTCTTTATAGTTCGCACCCTCCAGATACTCTCGGTAAATTCGCTTTATAATCTCTGCTTCCTCTGGCACAATCACAAGGTGTTTGTCGGCATCTTTAGTATAGCCTAAAAATCGGTTGTGATTGACCTGCACGATACCTTGCTGATAGCGAAACTGAATGCCCAGTTTAACATTCTGCGATAAGGATTCGCTTTCCTGCTGTGCAAGGGATGCCATAATGGTAAGCAGCACTTCGCCTTTGGAATCCATTGTGTTGATATTTTCTTTTTCGAAAAATACCGCAATATTCAATGCTTTAAGCTGTCTGATATATTTTAGGCAGTCAATTGTATTTCTTGCAAAACGGCTGATTGATTTGGTAATAATCATATCAATATTTCCAGCCTTGCAGTCTTCGATCATACGATTGAACTCATCACGCTTTTTTGTGTTCGTGCCGGATATGCCATCATCAGCAAATATACCTGCCAGCACCCACTCTGGATTGTTTTGTATGAACAGTGTGTAATGCTCTATCTGTGTTTCGTAGCTTGTAGCCTGCTCGTCACTATCCGTGGAAACACGGCAGTAAGCGGCTACCTTTAATTTTGGTTTTTCATCCGCTTTGGTTTCCTGCTTTTGTCGATTT